CTCCGTTGTCGGATGTATGTGCGGACACATTGAACAAACCAGATCCAAGATGGATTACCCTTTTGTTCCGATTGTCGAACGAATCACGCAAGTTAGTTCCAGGTGGCTCTTGAGGTACGCTTGCACTTCCTGCTTCAGGTACTACACCAGAAGAAGAAGGTAAGCAAACTGCAGGAGAAACTCCAGCTTCAGCAACGAGACTTGTTGGAAATGCAAATGCTGTAAAACCAGAACTGTCTAGATCTAAAGTGATCGAAGAAACAGTTGCACTATTGGTTACGCTAAGCACTCTTGCTTGCTTGTTGTTCATCTCATCCATTCCAAACTCGGAAGGAACGCGGAAAGAAACGATTTGACCTGGGGTATAATCATTCTTACCAGTGAACGAAACAACAGCTTCAGTCGCTTGGCTGATATTCGCAATATAGTTCCAATGTGGATAGAACAATCCTGGAATGTACTTTTGTACAAAACCTGATGTTCCTGCTGCTGCAAATGTTTGTCCACCTGAAGCCATGTAGCCTAGGGTGATAGAAACGTTTGCAGTTACAGCTGTTACTTGGAAGCTATATCCTGAAATCTGCTGTTCTGCTGCTTGGTTATACAAGCGTACCCAGTCACCCACTGAAATAGATCCAGTGCTTGCCATCGAAACAACGAATGTTCCAGCGTTACCAGTTACAGTTGTGTTTGCCAATGCTGCGAATACAGGTGGATTTGCAGAATCGTATGTAGAAATACCTAAAGTAGAGATGCTATATGAAGTCATAGCAGGAAGCTGAGGAGTAGATCCTTCAGAAGACTGAAGAATACCCTTCGCGGCACCTTGCGCCATTGATCTTTCCCAGAACCATTCTATGGCTTGAGCATCGCTAGCTTCTCCATAACCAGAAATACTCTTCAAAAGAATATAGTCGGGAGGATTCTGTGAATTCACATAGAGATCTAATCCGGATGCAATATTTGCAGTTGTAAGTGAGAACTTACCACCTGCTATCATTTGATATGGTAACATAATAAATCCTCCTTAAATTCCGGTTGATCTGAGATTCTGCACCCAGAGATCGTTAGTGATACACTGACCTTGATAGAATGAGCAACCAGCAGTATGACGTAGCATACATGGGTCGTTATTGTATCCAGGAGGCAGATAAATAAATTTAGCTTTACCACCTGCTTGCCAAACAACTTTGTAACCTTCTTTAGCAGTTACGAAGCAGTTAGCAACATCAGCACCTAGAAGTGATGCATTAGGCGTTACAGAACCTTGTGAAGACACAAAGAATCTAACGTTGTTAACACCACCCCATTCACTGGAGAGAGTTTGGCTTACGTTTGGATATTGGAATTTACGTACGAATCCATCAATGTCATTAAGCACTGGGATCATACGAGTTGTCAACATGCAACCATATGAGTCACCGATTGGTGATGTACCAAATTTGTTCTCGCCAGGGACCATGTTTGTGATGTATTCAGCATCATTTCCTTGAAGAACTGACACGATATCATCAACGTCTGCAAGATCCATCTCTGTAGGAACGTCCATTATCTGTTACTTGTTGACCTATTACTAGGCGGGCCAAATCTTCTCAGCTGGCCTCTCTATGTCTCCATAGAGTTCAGAGCACCGCATCTCTTTCCTTTTGAAGCTCTTTAACAATTTCCATTCTTCTATCGAATGTTTCATCTAAAAATTGTTTAAATTCTTTTCTCGCTTGTTCAGGAATAGAGTCTTCTCGCTTGCTGCGTTCAGGCTGTGATATTGATTGTTTGAAATCATGTTTACATAATTCATAACATTCATGACATAAATATGCCCAAACATCTAATTGGTTGACATCAAATATTCTTTCTCCGTCTACCGATCCACATCTTTGACAATCTTCATATCTATACATCACTTGCCCCTTGTTGTCCGTCTATGCTGCCATAGCGAGGAGTTCCAAGTCAATCAGAGAAGATTTTAGAACGGCAACGTATTTTCTACCGTTTCCACCGCTTACGCAGTTAACCACAGAAGCTGTTGCCTCAAGTGAATCTCTTTGTAAAACGTCTTGTGTTTCGCGTAGTGCTTGTCCAAGACGAGCAGCTGCTGAGTTCAAGACTGGGTCTTCGTTGGTAATGGTAACTTGTCGTGTAAGCACGATGTAAGTTGAGTACACTCGGACTCTGCAATCTACGTCCACACGATTGAGCTGTTGGCTCGGTGGGTTGGTCATTGCATCATCCATTGGTACTGGAAAAAGATCAAGACGATCATATCTTGATTGGCGATCGATAAAACCGTTGTTATCAGGAAGCTCAACTGGAACCGCAAACAAGTTGTGGATCAAGTTTCTTTCTGGTGTAGACAACAGCTTCGCATTGTACCGCTGCTGTATTTGCGGCGGCATGCTTGAAATTGAAACAGTCATTTATAACTCCATGTAAAAGACCCTTAGGTCATTTCTGGAGCGGACCCTGCCAACCTTGCGAAATTATGCATTTCTTCGTATAAAGCGCTTCTTTCTTGATCTGTCATTCTAAAAGCTTGAGCCATTGGACGCTTATCATAAGAAGTTGGAGATTGAACGGTTTTAGCGTTCTTCTCTATTTTCTTTTCGACTTCACGCGCATGTCGTGCTTTTGGAACATCTGCATCAAGTTTTAGGGCCTTAATGTACTTATAAGTTTGAATACTCATTTTATAAGCATCTTTCGTTTCCGCTATTGAGGTAGCAAGCTCCGGCTCCTTTTCTTCAAACAGAGATAAAGTTTCAGCGTTGACGACATCCTCGAAGTCTGGATATTTTCGTCTTAAGTCATGCATAAGATCCGCCTGTTTTTGAGCTACCAATTTACTCTCAAGCTCTTGAATGCGTTTCTCTAGTGGAGCTACCACTTTCGAAGCCGCTTTCTTTGCTTTACCATACGTTGCGAACTCTTCTTCAGGCTCTTCTGGCTCTTCAGGAACAAATGATTTAGGTGTTGATTGCAAGCTAACGAGCTTTTCAATCATCTCATCTTTCCTGCGCATGTCTCTTTCCAATTCTTCTTGTCTCTGCCGCATAGCTCTCCAGTTTCTCTCCTGCCGATCCGCGGCTGAAGTATCTACTACAGGCTCTGCCTCAACATTTGTTTCGACTTCGACGGGTGCGACCTCGGTTTCTACGCTGTTTTCGATTTCTTCACTCATGTCTTAATCTCCTTTGTGTGCTTGGTGAGAGCGTTACTACCTCAATACTCATCTTTATACATGATGGAATGTTTCTATTTGCAAGTTATAGGAGAAAATATTTATTGTGTAGATAATTATGACAAAAATTTGCACGCGTTGTTCAATAGAATTTGCTGATGAAGATTTTTACGTTGATATTTGCTATAAATGCAAATTCAAAGAGAAAGAAAAATACATCGAAAGATATGCCTGTAGATATTGTAACAAGACACTTCATAGAAAAGGATTAGCCTTTTGCTCTGAAGGATGCAGGGATGCTTCGAAAGCTTCACAGAAGAAGAATCATTGGACAAAGAAGATATTATCCTATGGCCAAAGCTGGTGATGATCTTATTTCAGGTCTAGCTAATAACTGATCATTTCTATGATGACCATTGTCGTATGGTCTTCCTTTCTCATCTTTACTAAACCCAAAGTAAACTAGATTTTCTGTCTTCCACGCATATATGTCAGCTATTATCTTGGGATCACGTCTTTCCATATTCTCAAGCATATTGTCCATCTCTGACCAATGAGGAAGAGTCCAACATAACTTTATGATGTTAGCTTTATAGTCGCAGTAAAACACCATTGTGTTGTTCTCAGGGTAAGGACGATATAAAGTGGCATTCAATGACCTGTGAATCATGTTAGGTTGAATGAGATCTTTCTTCTCGACAACAGTGATATAAAATGGGCGTCCCTCAAAAGGATTAGATATGATTCTTTCATTTAGATCATCCACCAGGGATTTCATGATCTCGTTCGTCATATCTCCGCACTCTATTGGAGTCGTGTTCTTACGAGCCTCCAGAGCTATGGCACCCACAGTCTGACGCGAAGGGTCAAATCTACTTTGATGCATCATTTTTTTGGTTCGTTATATTTTAGGGTTTGCCCATCTTTTAACATATCTAATTGTTCATAGCGTTCCGATGCACACTGCTTATGCGACATTTGTTTCATTGTCATTTCAGCAGCATTCACAGCGCCTTTTTGAACACTTACTTTATTTCCTTTGTATGACTTACTCATAACGACCTTTATATGCTTGCTTTTTGATGTCGCTTGATTGTTTATCAACGATCTTATCTCTGCGAGCAATGTACTCAGTTGTTTTGTTTGGTTGAGCTTGTGAGTAAGATGCCATCTTAGGTTGGTAATCTTTTACTTCAGGACTCATATCGCCTTGTTTGTAACCTTTCATAATATTCCTCATGTGGTTTGTTGTGCAGGAACTGGTGCAGATTCTGCGCTCGCAGACTGCTCCATTTCTTCTCTTAATTTTTGTCTTTCAGTACTGTCAAAGTCAATGGAATTAATACTATGTAGTACATTCAACTGACTTTCTAGGTGTGAAATATCTAATCCTTTAAGCTCTTTTAGTGCCTTAAGAATATTGACTAGCTGTGCTGTATCTTCAGTTTCTGATCGTCTTACTTTTTCCATCGCTACAGCTTTATCTGTTTGGATTTTAGCTATACGCTCTTGAGCTAATCCTTCTTGACTATGTGCATAACTGATCTTGGTAGCATTGTCGACCTGCATTTGCTGCATTTGAAGTTGATGCATTTCTTGTTGTTGCTTGTTTTGAGCTTCATTATGCTTTTGCATTTTTTCTTTCAGCTCTGTCTTATTCTGTATGTACATCGCATCGATTATACCTTCCATGATCGGAGGCGGTGGGTTAGATGCTTGAATTTCCGCAAGGTGGAGAAGTTGGCCGAGCTCGAGCTGTTGCTGCGTTTCTGTAAGAACTCCTTGAATAGTCTTGCAACCATAATCGAAGAAAGCCTTGTCATCAAATTCATTGGTTGGTTCCTCGCCGATAACGTCTTGAATTTTATTATAACTCCAATTCTTCTGTATCATTTCCACAATAATATCACCACAAAGACGCTGCGTCTCATCACATTGATCAAAGAGTCGTTGTAAACTTGTAAGGCCTGCACCTTGTCGAAGCATCGAAAGAATCCCAGCTTTCTCATCTGTTGCAGAACCTAGAAGCTCTTCGTTAACTCCGCTAATCTCTCTAATGATGCCTTTAAGCATCTCTTCCATCTGTAACATACCAGGAGCAGGCGGTATAATCTGCATCTGCTCGACATCGGACATTTGAAATTTAGGATCAATAACAAGCACACGACCGTTACCTGTATTAAGAGAATCATCTGGAGTAACCAATGCACCTTTTTTTACCTTTATTCCTTGTTGCTGGGATTCGAGGATATCAAGATCAGTGACCTTGCGCCTGTTAAAAAGATATTGAGGATCGCGTAGATCACGAACCATACCGCGAAATTTATAAGCATAGTAAGGTGTATCAGGAGTAAAATAACCAAGGCTAAGCACATAAGGGTATTTATCAAGACCGTACGGATTCGGTTCATCTACTAGCACCTTGTCATTAATTAAGAGTGTTCTTCTGACTGTTTGCTTGGGACCTTTTCTAATCTTTAGTCTATCACCGAAACGTTGCCTAATAATTCTGAGATCTTCTTCATCACCCGTGAACTCCTGCGTCTCATTCGTTTCTTTGTCGATAAGATATGTTGCTTGTCTTGATGATAGATACCAATATTCGTCGAAAGCGATGAGGTGTGGAAATTGGATCTGGTAAACTTCTGGCATGTAGAAGAACTTATCGTCTCTGTATCCACCTGGAGGTAGTCCCATGATTTTATCTGCAAAATCAGGGTACAGCATAGCGGCTTCAGATCTGTCGAAAAACTGTCTGGTCCAAATAAAACGACAATCAGATAGATCATGTCTTCGGATGAAAGGATCCATGAGAACAGATTTAAAATCCACATAGCGAAGTTTGATATCATCTGTAATGTTGTCCTTATGAATGTTGATCAGTCCAATACCTTGCGTAAGAGCACCCTGTTCGAATGCATCAGAATAGACTTGATAGGCCCCACACTTATTGTGGACGTAATAAAGGCATTTAGTGATCTGATCGGCTGTCTTTTGAGATTCTTTCTTTACTGGAATACAAATAGTAGATTTACGATTGCGTCTTTGGAATCCTGAGACTACTTGCAGAGTCGGATTAATTAGATTGAAGTTGAACATTTTGCGTCTGAATGACGAGACACCTGGGAAGAGTTGTCCCCAGATATCCTGATCTCCCATAGCAAATCTTTGGTCAAGATCGGCCTGTGCCCATTGTGTCTGTAGGATATTGATACAATCTGAATAGTTCCTATTCATCTGTTGTCTAATTGATAAATCAATGTCAGATGACGGAAAAAAAATCGGGTCTGCGTTCTTCAATTTATCACCTTTGAAATTAAATTTCAGGGTGCTGGAGAATTTATTTTAGATCAATCTTATTTCTTATCTGACAACACTAACCAGAAGTTTGCGACCACGGCAAACCACAAGGCATTGTTAGTCGTACCAAATATCATATGTAGGATACTGAACGATATAAACACTGCCGATAGACAAAAAAACCATGTTTTCATTTCTTTTTACTGACCTTTTTTTCTACTTTCTTTGTTTCTTTTTTCTTTTTCGGTATTTGTTCCACCATATATTCTTTTACTGCTAATCTTATTTGAAATCTAAACTCTTCATCATCTCTTAAGCATTCTTCTTCAATAACATCTAGTTTATGTTTAAGATCTTCACAATGCTCTAAGATGTTCTCTAATTTACCAAAAACATCACCTTCTGGCTTGGACATAACAACGTTTAATTTCTTAGTTATATCATTCAACATGCCAATTATTTCACTTTCTCTAAACATTACTCTCCCTTCCTGCATTTTTTTTCATAAACGATCATGAAGCTCGATATAAAATGATCAACTTCACAGTATTGTATGCTTTTTACCTTGTGATGTTCTTTATGCAGAACCCACAGGACATCATTGACAACAGCTTCAAGATACATAGAATCAACTTGCATATAAAAAACTTCAAGCTGTGTATGCGCGCTGATAGATGCTGTGCACATTAGTGCTAATGCTATAATATATTTACTCATCTGGTCTTTCTCCTGTTAGTTTTTTAATTGCAGTATCATAGTTCATTGATCTTCATGTTGTAGATTTTCTTTTATTATATCATTTGCGGAAATCTCTAAAACTGCATATTTATCCCATATATTTTGATATTTTAATAAAGAGACAAGATTTTCAAATATTTTTTTTTCGTGATCACATATTTCATAATGATAAAATTCAATATCAAGAAATAAAAATCCCTTGTGCCAAGTAAATCTATGTATATATTTAATATGCCAAATATCCGAACCTATTTTAATATATCTTGGTGATATTTCTTCATGTCTAGATTTCCAATATGCTATATCTTCCATAAACGCCCTCTCATTGCGGTTTCGCCGCAGTTATATCTCACATTCTCTTAAGAAGCTTCGGTAGTGGCTTTTGTCTTCTTTGGGAGCTTTGGCATTGCCTTAATAGGTAAACAATTCTCTATGATTGCCTCGGTATTGACGACTAGTTTCTCAACTTCTTGTATATACTGCAAGATATGCTCTTGCTTCTTAATAAAAACTTGGATTTGATCGGGAAAAGAACCGTAGAGTGTAAGCATTGGCTCTATAGCATCGTTTGTTTTGATTTGATTCTGAAAGAACTTATCGAAGTTATCGTTTTGAGTAGCGACTCTTGCTACTTTCTCATCTGTACTGTGGAATTTAGCACTCGTCTTGCTGATGTCTAGCTTGATTTCTAGCAGTTTCTTCTCGAGACTGCTAAACTGTCCATCGCTTTGCTTTTTTAATGCTTTCACTTCATTTGTATTCTTTTCCACCATCGAACACAACTGAGCAACGGCGGTTGTAAGTGTCTCCACTTGTATCTTTAATTCTTTGTACCCAAACATTTACCCCCCAAAATATCCTCTTAATGCTTTACCCATGTCTTTTCCATCATCACCTAGCTTGCCATATCCTTGACATAGATATCTGAAAGCATCTGCTGCATGAGATGAATCATCATGAATAGGCTCATTTGTCCATCCACCTATTGTGCTATTCCAACGCTTCTTGTAGTTCTGCAAATCTGCTATTCCTTCCCTACACTTACTTATGTCGAACCAGCATTTCCCGAGAGTAGTTCTAACAAGACGGATACCATCAACAAGCCCAGATTGATCAAGAACCATACCGCTAAGGTTAAGGTCAGCAGCTTGCTGCACAAAGGTAATACCAGCACGATCACGGCTATTTGCATCATGAGGCCATATATGAGTCCCGTAAGCATATCCTTTCTCCTTTAGTATAGATGCGGTGAGAGCTATATCACAGTTAGATTTCTTATGAAAATCAATCACGTTAATATCGCCATGTTTGGTGATTTGAAAGAACCAGATAACCTGGCTATCAGCTTGCCCGAGATCGAAGGCAGTGTGGACGAGTAATGCCTTATCATAAGAGATGTTAGTAATATGACCTGACGTATATAGTTCCTTGATAATAGAAGCATACCAATAACCATCTTGTGAGGCTTGGAAGGCTTCCTCTGGATATGATGGATATTCACGGTGCATATCCTCTTGTTGCGTCTCCGCTTTCTTTACGTACCAGTATTTTTGTTCATTAGAAATAGAAATTCCTTGAAGATAGAGCTTATCGAAGTACTCACGAAGCTTGTCAGTAATCGGCTGGACATTATCGAGGCGATATTCCGGATGCTTATGCCACGGAAAAAAACGGAATTTGAAGTCGAATACACCCAAGGGATCTTTAAGCTTCTCGGCTCGATTGCACATATCATAGAAGTAACCCTCACGCCCTTCAGCTGTACTTTCGATGACAATGTTTTGTCCGGCATGAATGGTATTAAGCGACCCAGTAATGATCTCTCTTGCTCTTTCAGGGTCTTTAGCACAGATCTTGCCAAATTCTGAGATATGTAAATCCTGTAGGGTCGACGATCTAAGCGATGTGCCAACACGGATGGATGAGCCGTGTGAAAAGGCGAGTTCCTTGGCAGAATCACCAATGATCTTAAAGAACGGTCTATACGGGGCTGGGATGTGGTCGAATGCATACTTAAGCTTGTCCTTAAAAATTTTGGATGTATCATCAAGCGTCTGAGCTACAATACCAGCACTCCAGTTATCTTGCCATAAAACTCTATCTAAAGATCGTAGCGCATAAAAGGTCGTCATACCGATCTGGCGGCATTTTAACACAATTTCGAAGTTATGTGGGGAGTCTAGTATTTCCTGCTGCGCCCAGTTGGGTTTGAACTGTACACGATTGCCATACGCATCTTTGATATAGTAGAGATTATTTAGCCGCCAAGTCGGGTTCAGGAGCTGGGGGAATTCCTCGAACAGACTGTTCCTTTGTGCGTGCATTCATATCCTCTCTAATCGCTTTTATTATTTCTTCTCCGCTGAGAACTTGACTATTGGCTTTATTCTTTGCTGCTGCGATTGCATCATCATCTTCTCTGACATCAGCATGATATAGTCTTAGAAATCTATGAGCAAAGCCTTCTTTTACAGAGCCTTGAATTAGTTTCATTCCAAGTAATACTTGTGCTTCTTCGTAATAAGGGCGAAAAACAGGTTGTTTTATTATTGCTTTCCAAGTGTCTCTTAAAATGTGTTTTTTTACTGAATACCACTGCGGAAGTAGAGCATGTTTCTCTTCACCTTTCTTGGGAACTTCAAGGCACCAAGCAATTAGTTCTTGCCCTAATGCATCTAGTTCATCGTCTGAAGGTGATAAAGATCTGTGTATTCCCATTATTGTATCGATAAGAAGACTCTGACGGAAATGTCTTCAGGTTCTAGTTTTGAATTAGCCAGAGTTTCATCTATGCATTTTTTGACGATAGGATCATCAGAAGTAAGCTGATATGGTTCGTAAAGCATAAACTTTTGTTTATATGAAGCTTCGGGATTTTTAATAGTCACCGTTAATTCTGTAACTTCAGTCATTTAAACCTTTTTTGTTTTTGATGCTTTTGCAATTTTAACATCTTCTTTGTATCGAGTTTTTGCAAACTCATTAAAAGCTTTATGTTTTTCTTTGTTTTTTGGATCTTCTTTATATTTTGCTTTTATTTTTAAAGTGTCTTCTTTCAACATTTTTCTTTTTGGTTTTGGCAATGACATACGATTCTCCTATTTTTCTTTCAATCTATCAGAGCCAGTTTATCATTGCAATATAATTTGAAAACACCTACTATAAAGCTAAATCCCTCCCAGATAACATGAAAGAAGTTTTTAGAGAAATCATAGCTCAATACAAGATAAACCACGAGTTTCGTATGGTCGCTTTATTATTTGGATTTTCTTTTTTTGTTTTTCTCGTCAACCTCATTTTCATGATTCGATATTGCTAATCCTGCATCTTTTTCGCTTTTCATCTCTTTTTTTGTTTGCAATCTATGTTATCTTTTGTTATGTTTTGGTACATATTAAGCACAGTTCTCCCGATAGACCCTAAAAGGGTAGGTTGTAGATAGTGTTAAATACTCAAAATCAAACTAAAGGATATAAAATGGAACAATGTAAAATCTGTAAATCGTGGTTATGTCATGGTGACTTAAAAAAAGAACTTCCCGAAGACTCCGGCATTTATATTTGCCAAGAATGCTATGAGAATCCCACACAAGAAAATGATTGCCACTGTTTGTACGGTTGCGATTATTGTTTAATGTTAGAGCCTAGAGTTGGGAGGAATTAAATGAAGATACATAATAAAGAATATCAAGAAGCACACCGAGCAGGAATGTTAACAGCAATACATGTGTTAAGGAATCTATCACCCGATGGTGTGGATTTTAGCAAAGCAGCTAAATTTCTAGAAGATACACAGAAAAGCGTAGATATAGCAATGGAAAGCATGTCAAAAATTATGGGGAGATTAGAATGACCACTCGTTATATGACGGATTACGAAAGAGAGATGATTGAAGCTATGCAAGATCTCAACAGACTTAAGATTGAAGTGAGGAACGCGGAGAAGTGGATAGACTACGCGAAGGACACAATAGAAACAATGCAAGCAACGATATTCACATTGGAGGAGAAATATGGGAGAGCTTAGAGAATTGATGGGAAGGGGATTACCTACCGAACACGAAATGATGGTTTTTAAAACCATGGCCAAAGGCGCGGTTTCTTCTGGTTTATACAAAGGCAAAGAAGAATCAATCATTATGATAATGCTCGCCGCTCGTGAGCTTGGAATACCACCGATGCAAGCTCTTAACGGTGGTATATTTATCATACAAGGCAGTGTGGTTATTTCGGCGCGCATGATGGGTGCACTCATTCGAAAAAGCGGACATAGTTTTGAAGTTGTAGAGTCAACTGATAAAAATTGTACATTGAGAGGTCAGCGAATTGACCAAAGCGGCGATTGTATCGAATGCTCATTTTCAATCGAAGATGCCAGAAAAGCCTTTCTTGTTAAACCCGGGTCAAGTTGGGAAAAATATCCTAAAGATATGTGTTTTGCTAGAGCGATTTCGCGATTAGCAAGACAACTTTTTAGTGACATAATTGGCATGGGTTACGTAGAGGGAGAAATTATTGATTTACCTGAAAATCAAGCCCCCTCTGTTCCCGATTGTTCTAAAATAGAAGAACCTAAAAATGTTATAACTGATGAAATGGAAAAAGAGTTAGAAGCCCTTCTTTTAGAGTTTCCACTCATTAAAAAAAGCTCTGATGAATACATGAACAAACGAGGATTAACAAGACTTAGCGAAATAGAATTTAATGATTTTAATAGATATTTATCAATTGCTAGAACAAAAAAGGAAAAAACATAATGATACCTCAACTACAGAGATCTCCAGCGTGGCTCAAATGGCGACAATCCCGCATAGGAGCTTCGGATGCCGCCATTATCATTGGTGCCAATACATTTAAAAGTATCGGACAATTGCTTGATGAAAAGCTCGGAATTAGAGCACCCGAGGAAGAAAACGAAGCAATGAAACGTGGCAATGAACTCGAAGAAAAAGCACGTTTAGCTTTTGAAAACGATACTGGACATATAGTTTTTCCGCAAGTGTGCGTGCATCCGGTACATGATTGGATGATAGCAAGCCTTGATGGTATGACTATCGAAAAAGACATCATCGTTGAGATAAAATGCCCAGGAGATAAAGTTGCTCATGAAACTTTTAAATCTCAAAAGATTCCGGCGTATTACATACCTCAATTGCAACATCAAATGGCTGTTACTGGAGTAGATAAGATCTATTATTATTCATTCTTTGATGGGGACTATTGTGAGAACTTCACTTGCTTACTAACTTGCGAAAGAGATCAAGCTTACATCGACGACATGATCGAAAAAGAGAAAATATTCTACCAATTGTTAAAACAAGGAAAAGGCTTAATCGAGTGTTTTGATTCAGATATGCAAAGGCTAAAGGATGAAGTATACAAAATACTAGAGGTAAAAGAATGAGTGATAATTACATAGGATTAATTGTGACATTTGAAAAAGAAATTAATGAAGAATATCTAGATACTGTTAAGAAAATGATTAAATCAATCAAAGGCGTTATTGATGTTCGAGCCGAACCATCCTCCCCTGAGCATTGGTATGCAAAGAAAACCGCACAACATGAATTATTAATGCAAATTTTGGAGATATTGAAATGAAGAAACAATTAATGAAATCTCAGGAAGCTGCTGACTATCTCGGCGTGCATAAGCATACTCTGCACAACTGGACAAAAAAAAACCGAAAAATCACATATACGCGGGACCCTGTAACTGGGTTCCGTTATTTCGAAAAAGCCGATTTGGACAAATTCTTAGACGGGATGAAAGTGAATGCAAAATGATAAGAACCTTTTGACCTTGAGTTTTAAGATTTTATCAAGCACTCTGTAAAATATTCGGGTATTTTGGGCGCCCGTTGGACGCCCTTGCTAAGATGAACGTATGGTAACAATCATCTTAGCACACCTTTAACTAAAAATGCAAGGGGTCGCTATGTCAATTGTAAGAATAAACCACGATAAAGAAAATCCATATACATTAATTAACAAAACAGCTCTCGAAGATGATGATCTTTCTTGGGCAGCAAAAGGCTTATGGTCTT